TAGGAGGCTACCTGTGTGCCTTGTATGGCGTGGTAGGTCTTGCCCTTAATTATTACGGTGTCAGCGGTTGCCATAACGCCCCTGACTGCTCCCACATCAATATTTTCCTGATGGGCTGCCTTGATTATGTCTTTAACTCTCTGATTCAATATATCCAAGTTATCCATTGTTGTTTATAACCTTCCTAGCCATGGATTTTTTAACCGGCCTTATTCTTGACACGTGGGCACATCTAAAATCTGCGCCGCTGCCTATAATGGTTTTTATTTCGCCATTTTTGCATAGTCTAAGCTCATAATATAGGTCTGAAGGCTTAACCAGTGCCAACCATGCGCCATTTTTCAACTGGTACATGTCTTTGACCATGTCGGTCGGCCTAAAGTCGTACCCTTCCACTATCTGACTCCCGTTAATCATGTACCCGGTCGCCGGATTAATAACCCCTTCTATATAGCAGGTTGTATTATCCAGCTCCCATGTGTATGTTACGCTAGTGCTTTCATTCTCGGTGTTTTTTATTTGCTTGACCGGCAAGCTGACAGGGCAATACCTCATTATTTTTACATGCTTGTATTCGCCGGTTTGATACTCATGTTCTATAACGTCTTTTTTCTTGTATTCTTCATCCCCGTTATACAGCTTTAGCATCTCATTAAAATATTCTTCCGCGTGGTCTTCTAGGCCGGTATCCTCCAGTAAAGCCTCCACGATGTTAAAATCTTGATTTTCGTTGAATACCTTCCCCCACAGGACTAGATATTTGTCGTTATCGTTGATTTGTTCTATTGCCCGATAACCTACCGGCATATCAATAGTGGAGGCCCTTGTTTTTGTTCCTAAAGTTTCGCATTCCGCTATGTTGTTATCTCTTCCGCTTGTCTTGTGGACTTCGTACACCTCGGAGGCATAGTGCCGACGATAAAAGCCGGTATAACCATCGAAATTATAAGATGATACCTGCAAGGTATAGCTTTCAGAGCCGGCTCCCTCATGGGATAAACATAGCCAACTTGCGTCCGGGTGAATGGTCAGCCTGTTTATGTAGCATTGAGTTGTTAAGCTATTTCTAATTTCGCCGCCGCTGCTCAAAGCCTTCGCTTTGTTCTCCAAGTCGGTTTTAAAATATTCTGCCATATCTATAGAGCCTGTTTGTTCCCCGTTCTTATACACGCCTATAATATTGCGCTGCCATTCTCCCCCGGTGACTCGAATGCTGTACACGTTGCCATTTACACCAAAACAAGCATCAGACTCAACCATTAAAGAAATAGGCTCATCAGGCGGCACATATTCCCCAAAATCGTACAAATTCCCTTTGTCGTCAGTCGTAATTAGTAAGCTGTCAGTATTGCCCAATTCCTTAAATGGCTTGTTGATGTTTTCCGTATAGTATAGGCTGTGGCTGTAGTAGTCCAGCCATATAAAGCCTTTACTGCTTACGATAACAGGAGAGTTGCCGCCCCCGTACGTATTGCCGTATATGATTTGACCATCAGTCCACACTTGTTGACCGGGTGCTACGTGCATATTGCCGACAATGTACAGCCTTTTCCCTGCTGTATCGGTAACCGTCAAGCCGCTGACGTTGGCAATAGTTGTATTGTACATTAGAACCACCTCACAAGCTGGATAGACTGTTTTAGCTCTGTAGGCGTTTGGCTAATTGTGTTACTGTCAAGATAATAATTATTTCCCTTGAAAGTGATAGCATCCGTAAAATCTACCACATGGTCATAATTGTAAATGTCCATGGTAATTACTTCTTTTATCTTTCGATTAAGGTTTTTCAACTCATTCAGATAATAATTAATAGTGGTTTCGTCTGTGGTTGGTATGTCTATAGTCTCCTTAAGCCTATTGCCTGTCCCTAAAGGATTATTATTGGACTCCCCATAACGTGCGCCTCCTAGCGTTATACTCTCCTGATTTCGTAAGAACCTCGAAGCCGTGGCCGCCGGTGAACCTGTCCCGATGCTGCTCCCTTGAAATTCTCCATCAATATAAACCGATGTTCCAAAAAAGCCATTGCCTAGAGGCGCATGAATGGTCTTTCTAGTGGTTTCATTTCCGTTGGTGTCCGTCGTTATTTCAGTTTCGCTCCCCAAAATCATAACGCCGGTCTTAGATTTGTAATACTCATAACGAATTGACGTAATAGAGCCGTCAGCGTGGTTTATCTGCTTATGAGATAAATATTTTCCGGTGCCAAAGCCGTCCCCGGTATAGGAATATGATATAATATCCCCGTTCACATGTTCGCTAGTCAGATAACCCGACTCATATGAGCATACAGCATCCCCAAAGGTAAGAGTCCCCCAAAATGGCAGCGGCTCTATATATAGGCCACTACTGTCCGAATTGCTTGCGCCGTCCTTATTACTGTAATTTATCATGGTACGCTCTAAAGACCGCTGGATTAATGGCCTTGTGTGGGCTGTGTCCGTTATGTCTATGGCGTTCTGCTCATATCCTCTCTGTACCACGTTAAGACTGTTATCCTTTGCCCTCATGAATACATTGATAGACTTGTTAGGGATTGACGAAGACCAACCAAACAGACTGCTTATAATACTGTCATAAGTCTGTCCCTCTCCTATCCATGTTCCGCTGTGGGTGAAATTATCCCCGGCATAATACAGCTTTTTTCCTAAAGCCGCTGCTATGGCTTCGCTATGCTCTCTTAGGGTGTGCGTGGTGCTGCCTAAGTCGTAGGTTATTGACTGATGCAATATTTCATCAACGTCATACATGCCTTGCGCTGATATGATTTTATCCCTCTGACTTGTCTCATCAACGGAAAAAACATAATCAAAGTCTAAAATACGCCCGGTTATTTTATCTAGTATGTTAATATCCTGTGTGGTCTCTAGGCTAAAGCTGTCCGACAAGGTCAACGCCTGTAAATTCAGTGTTATTGCAGTAGCTCCCGGTGTTTCCTTTTCCGCTGCCGGCTTAAATGGGTTGGTTGGCGTGATAACTTGGTCAATGCTCGTATCGTGGGGAATGCTTGTTTTGGTGTCAAAATACTTAGCAATGAATATCTTTGTATTATCATCAATGGCAGTATCAAAGTATTTGGTTATATCGGCCTGAATGCTGATATTGCTATCGAAGTGCTTTGTAAATTCCTGTGATCCGGCTCCGATTTTTAGGACTGTATCAATATGCTTTAATACATCGGTTTGTATTGTCGCGACAGTATCAAAGTATTTAGTGTATTTTTCAGCATTTGAGGCAATTTCTAACGATGTGTCACAATGCTTGACAATATCGGCCTGAATATTTAGCTTACTGTCGAAGAAATAGCTTTTTTCGTCAGACTTTACCACGGTCGCCAAAAATATAGGAGTGTTTACACTGGACTTGTTGACTGTGGCGGTCGCTAAGACTCTTGGGGTGCTTAATTGTGTTGACATTTTTTTAAGCCTCCCTTATTTTTTCGCCGTGATTGTTGTTGTTTCAACATCTGTAAAGCCATCTATCCACATGCCGCCATTAGTAGCAGGTATTTCTTTAGTCGTGGTATAATCTCCGGCTTTAAGCTCTAAATTTTTAATGGTATTTCCTAGAGTCGTCGTACCTATACCGATATTGCAAGCAGTTACGTTATAACCATTCAAAACACTTGTGTCCGGCGTTACTGTCAGCGTTGCCCCCTCGGTGTCCGTGGAGTACGTGCCACTGGACACGCTCCAGCCGTCCTCTGCTATCGTTGCCGGGACTGTTATAACTTCTTCGTTAAGCGGGAAATACTGATCAGAAATAATAAAATTTCTTGCCTTTGTGCATAAAGTCCCATACTTAAATAGCTTAATTTTTGCGCTTATGGCCTTAACGCCGGTCTTAACATATCCCGTATATGTTCCCACCTTATCACCATCTAGGTAAAAATCTATTGTACCGGCGACGGAGTCAACGGCTAAATAAACCTTATGCCAAATTTGAGCGGTGAAGGGGATTGCGAGGCGTTCCGCGTTGTTGGTTTTAAGTAATAGATTACCGTTTCCCATGTCTGCATGGATGTGAACTGTAGAGGCTTTCACCGTGTTATAGCTGCCATCAGAAAAATAAACTTGTAAAGGCCAACAAGCAACCTGTGAGACTCCATCTGACCACAACTCGAATGATATATATAGCTTAGTAGTCGCAGCCGGTAAAGTTAATTTTCCTTCGCCAGACGTAAAGCCTCCGCCGTTGTCGGTGTCGCTTAGGTACATAAAATTATCGGTATCGAATAGGCCATATTTTGAATTAATATACTTCATTATTCAGCCCCCACTTTTAAGCTGCCTCAATGGTTGCCTTAACACAGATAGATATTGTATTATCTGTCACAGGTGTATCGCTTGCGGTAGTAGCAACCTTTACCCATATGATTTTATTGGTATCGCCTATCACATCAATAATATCAATGGAATTCTGTACCCAGCTTGCATTAGCAAGGGCTGTCTCCTCTGATGTATAATTATCATCGGGCGCGAAAAACCACTTGCCAATATTGCCGCCGGTTTCCTTGTACTCGGTTCCGTCCCAATAGGCGAATGATAACGTTGTTTTCCCTGTGGTTTTATAACCTGTGTCGCAACGAATACCCACTTTGCAAGCCTTGGACTCTCCTGCCTTGACTGTCATAGATAAAGGGCTGGTCTGTGTCATTTCCTGACTTATCAAAGAGCCATCTTTGCCGGCTGCTGTAGGGTTGTTTGTGTATAAATTAATCATTGGCTTAAATCCTCCATAACTCTAGCTCACACGTTATATAATTCTCAAATTTTTCCCGGTATCCATAAGACAGAATTCTGACACGCATCCCCGGCCAATCAATCCCAGCGGAGTCGGTAAACTGCACTTTTTCCCTTAACTCGTAATGCTGCCACAGTTTCAAAAACTCTGCCCGGCTGAAAACGGCCGTTAAGGTTATCTTGTCACCGCTTGCTATGTGTCCATAGTCCTGTATGACGTTGCCCGACTCCGTGGGTATTATGGTTTGTCTGTCGTCTGTCACCAGTTTAAAATTTTCCGGCGTGGTTAATGATGCCGCCTCTCCGATTCTTATTCTCATTATTAGTATTAGCTCCCATATGATATATTAACCCGGTTGTTGTTAGGCAGTTTGTCAATTATCTTTTTTGCAGCTGATTGCGCTACCTCGTTGGATACATCTTCAAGCCCTCTAACATCTACATGCAGGTTATAATTAACATTACTGTCATTTATGGCCGGGCTGACTTCCTTCCAACGAATATTTTTAATAGATTCTTCATAGTCAGGGGAAAACATCGGGATAGCATCCTTACCCTTCCATACAAAATTAGTCGGGTTTTTATCGTACACAGGTACTAAATTTTGTCTAGCTAAGTGCATCAAGTCAGTAAATCCGGCCATTTCTTCTTTCGTAGTCCATGCATCTTGCGGAAGACCTGCATCTTTACGCATCTGTTCAGCAATTAGTGACATTGCGGTCGCTCTTTTCGTTCCTTCGTCACCATAGCCGGCCATGGCATTTCTATAGATTTTCAAGTATTTATAATTTTCCTTAAACATGGATAAGGCGGTCTCCTGCTGCAACTGCCTTTTTTGTTCCTCTGCCCATCTGGTCGCCTTTACTTCGTCAAGGCCCTTCTTTTCCCATGCTTGTTTCTCTCTCTCGATTTCGTCAAGCCGGTTTTGATATGCTGATTTCCACACGGAGTCAATGCTCTTGGCCACTTCGTCATTAAACTGTTTTATGATTTTGGCTTTTTGCGCCTGTGTGGCTTCTTCGATTTCTACAGACGAAACGCCGGCCTCTTTATATTTCTTCATGGCGGTATCCACGGCATGAAGCTGCGTATCAAGCTCGCTATGATTAAGGCTGTATAAAGCCTCCTGCATTTCTGCGGTTGCCTTGGCCACTTCCGCAGCCTGTTTTTTTGCTACTTCCGCCTGTCTAGCTTGTGCTTGCGCTTCCCGTTGTCTTGCGTTTACCTGCTGATTTATCCGGCTCCAGTAGGCTTGTTCGTTTTTCCGGGATTGCTCCGCGCTTTCGTTATATTCTTTTTGCTCCTGTACACTGGTAGTATTTTTTAATGCCTGATATGTGGCAATGGCGGTCGCTGGATTTCCCATTGACACAAGCATACTCAACCCGTTGCCGGAGTCAAATTCTGCTTTTATAGTGCGTAAGACGTCCCCCACGTTGGCCGCGTTTACCCCTATAGCATCCAATCCATCTGCTACAGTATGAACTATTGAGCTAGCCTCGTGCATAACATCTATGAGAATATCACCCATCAGGCGAATTTCGTCTTTATTGTCAGCAATAAAATTGACCATGGTGGTCAATCCCTCGGTTATTTCCGGCAAAAGCTCTTTAGACACTGGTAATAAGGCCGCTCCGAAGGCTGCCTTAAGCTGACCAAGCTCCATGTTCATTTTCTGCCATTCCAAGTAAGCCTCATGTGCCTCCGCAGGATTTAAAAGGCCCGTGGTCTTTACGCTCTTGGAAATGGCCATTAAATCGTTATATTCTTCCAATACGGGGATCAATGCCGCGCCCCTAGCTCCTAATATTTCAGCCGTGAAAGCCTCGGTTTCCCCTGCTGCGGCTGCGTTGCGGTATCCCTTTGCCAACTGCTCCAACTGCTCATTTATCTGTAGAAGGTTGCCGCTTTCGTCTGTAAGAGTTATTCCGAATTTCTGTAACGCTTTAGTGGTATTGTTGCCATTTTCCCCGGCGGTCTCCAGCTGCTTATCTATCCGGGCGATAAAGGGAGTCAGTGTATTTATAGATGTACCAGCCAAAGAAAAGGCCCGGTTAAGTTGCCCGGCCTCGGCCGTGGTAATATTAAGCCGCTGCTGTAATTTGTACAGGTTATTTCCTGCCATCATGGCGTCCTTGGTTATATTAAACAGGCCGCCGGCGGTGGTTGCTACAGCCAAAAAAGCAGCCATTTTGGCTGACAAAAGCCCGTACCCCTCCGAAAGCTTATTCAGTCCACTTTTAGCCATCTCGGCCCCTGTGGATACTGCTCTAAAAGCGTTGTTAGAGGTTTTAGGGATATTGGTAAAGGTTGTATTCAGCGCACGCAACCGGGACTCCAATTCAGCTATATTCTTTTGCTGGCTTAACAAAGCCATCTGACTCCGCTGTGTGATGTACGAGTCTCCGCCGTGGGTGTTATAATTCTGCTTTAACTGCGCCGCTAAAATGTTTTCTTTTTGTCTTTGTATATCAAGCTGTTTATTAAGGCTTGCAACCTGTACCTTAATTTGTTCGTAGGCATTCCCGGCCCCTTTGAGCTTTTCCAAATCTATATCTGTTTGTAGCCTTATTTTTTTGTTCTCATTATTTAGCCGGGCGATTGACTGACTAACAGTTTTCCCGGCGGTATCAAAGCCTAATTTTAGGGAGTCAATGTCTAGCCCTAAAGATATGTATAACTTGTCAATTTCCTGCCCTTTTGCCATTCCATCACCCTATTACATAATATCATCAATAAACCTTTGTTTTTGCTGGTTATCCTTTTTGGATAGAATAATCATTTGTGTTAGTAAAATATCTATCTCTGTGTTATCTATATCCGTCACAGTCCAGCCATAACCCGATTGTAAACGCTCGTAGTATGACAATAAATTTTCATATGGCGACAACTCGGAGTCATCGCCATTTATGCGTTTTTTGGTAAATCCTGCAATTTTTCAAATGTAACGGTCTGTATCCACGAAAATAAAGCCTTAACAAGTGGCACAATGTCAGCCATATCAACATTTTCATCAATAGACTCCCGGTTTATAATGTCCGGCTTGCCAAAGCCTGTGATGATTAAATCAATCTGATTATCAATAAATTCTTCAAGTGAAGCGTTCTCTATGTCGTTATCAATAGCCTTTAAAAAGGCCCTCCACACCTTCATTTTTGGCGTGGAGGGATAAACCTTTTTGCCGGCTACCTTTATAAAAGGTTTTTCCATCTATTTTTTACCTCGTCATTAAATAGTGGTATGCCATGCAGCAGCAGCCTCGGCGGTCATGCCGGACTCCTCGTCTGACTGGCTATAACTGTTCCCGTCGCTGGTTCTGTAGATTGCCTTTGCTGACAAAGTCGGCGTGTTGTATGCAATATTCTCGGCCTTTGTAGCCGGTTTTTCTTCCGGCTCGCTAAACTGTACCTTGTAGAACTTGCAAAAACGCTTTTTCCCGTTGCGCTTAGGTGTCTCAAAGGTAATAGCAAAATATGGCGCGGCATCGTCCTTGTTTGCTACCATTACGCCATCAACGATTTTATGTCCTAAAAGCATGGCCTTGTATTCCAGCGGCAAAGAGGCCACTTCGATTGATAAATCATATTCCGATGTTGCGGAGACTGTGTCGATTGCAGCATCGTCAGCGTAAAGTGTTGCGCTTGCGCTGGTTGGCTTTATATCGATGCTCCTAATGTGTGGAAATGAAATAACATCGTCGTAGGTTGCGGCCCCATCTGCCGGGTCGCTAATCATCTTTGCAACGTGGAAATTCTTGAGGCCAATAAAAGGGCTGTTTGTGATTCCGCTTGCTGTAGTAGTCATTAAACATTCACTCCTATTTTGTAATCAATAGCCTTTATTTTAAGGCCATTATCTGTTATTTCGGCCGCCTGAACCCGCATAAAGCTAAGGTCAAGCATAATTCTATTTAATTTTTTGTAAATCTCGTTATATGCGCCGTCCTGAGTCACAATATGCAGGCGCACAGTTATACGGCTTTCAATTTCTTCATTGTCGGCCGTCAAGGCTGGCACATCGGATACAACTGTATAGGTAATAAAAGGAAAATTCTTGTAGTCGGGATTAAAATTGTGAAAAAAGCCTTTTATACCTAACGACTCTTGATTTTCTTTTATAGCCTGTACAACCTGCTTAATTATCACTTTTTTAGTCCCTCCTTTACTGCATTAGCTACATTCTGCCTTATACTATCGCGGGCCGCATCTAAAGCCGGATATAAAAACGGCTTATTTATGGCCGGCGAAAATTCGACAATCTTGCCATAGGCAATACCGTCGGGCGTAGTAG